GCCTTCAGCGGGATACCGTGCAGCTGCTGAGAGTCCTGGACCTGGATGACACCGGTGGCGTGGCAGTAGGCCGACAGGCGCTTGTAGGCAATCTCGGCGGCGACCGGGTTCTGGTTCTGGAGGTTGAGACGGTCGAAGACCTGACGGCCGGCGTACTGGCCGTCCACCACCTTCATCGACAGCTGGAGGTAGGCGCCCTGCCCGTTGCTGGTCGGCTTCATCTCCGACTCGACGATCATCATGTTGTACCAGCCGGCCGGGATGGGCTCGAAGGACTGTTGCGGGTCCACCCGGCGGGCGTCGAAGTTCAGTTGTGCCATGTTACATTGCTCCTAGGATTTTCGTGATCACGTGGTTGAGGTCCGGCGGTTCGATGGCATCCAAGGCGCCGGAACGATCCTTGGCATCGTACTGCAGGTCGGGCTGGGTCTGGAGGAACCGGTACTGCTCGCCCTGCGGTGTCTTGTTGATCCCCAGCCGGAAGACCTCGTCAAAGAGGTACGGGAGCTGGGGGCCGAGCTTGGAGCCGGGCATGCTGGCCATGTAGCGGACGATGCCAGTCATCTCGTCCTTGACGGGTTCCATCTTGGCCGCCATGTAGACGTGCTTGCCCTGCAGGTCACGGAAGGCCTTGATTGTGGTCATCATCTTCTCGATGAGCTCCCCGTAGGCCTGCCGCGGGTCCTTGACCTGGCGCTTGGCGTTGGCCAGCACCACCTCACCGATCTCCGAGATGGAGTCGATACAGACGGTGGCGAACTGCTTGGCCTCGGCCGACTGGCTGCACCAGCGGTGGGCTTCGGTCAGGTCCTCCACCGTTTTGATCTCGATGACCGGGATCTGGAACTTGCGGAGGGACAGGAGGCCCGCTTCGGCTGAGATAATGATGGGGGCCGGGGCGGTCGCGCAGAGGGTAGTCTTGCCGGCGCCGGATGGACCATACACCAGCGCCTTGACCCCGTGGAGCTGGGCGGCTTGGTTGGTCGTGGTGAACTTGAGAGCCATTTAGTGTTTCTTCTGGAACGCGGACTCGACCATGGCCTGTTCTTTGGCCATCTCCTCCTCCGACAGAACCCGTAGTATAACCACTTTCTTGTCCCCATCCACCTCGAGGGCGAGGCCACCGGTGACGGCGTCCATGTCCCCGAACGGGATCTCGATATGACCACCCTGCTTGAGCACAGCGGCCCCGACCGCTCGAATGATGGTCTCCTGCTCGTTCTGCCGCTGCATGGCGGCCTCGAGTATTTCGCGCAGCATGATTTACTCCTCTGCCTTCGGGGCCACCAGCTCAATGGTGGGGGAGCCCGGCTTGACGGTGAGGGCTTGGTCGAACACTGCCCGCTGCTCGGCGGTCAGCTCCTTATAGGTGGCGATCTTGAGATCCGGCGACCACTTGACGAGGGTGTCGGCATTGACCCCCATATCCCGCAGCTGCTCGGTGACCGCCAGCAAGGCCGCTTTGTCGATCTTGCGGTCCAGCTTGTAGATGCTCTTCAGCTTCCAGCCCTCGGCCAGGTCCAGTGTATTGGTCCCTTCTTTGGGGGCCGGGTAGAAGGCGGCGAAGACTTGCTTGCGCAGCTCCTGCTCCTTAGCGACGATGGGCTTCACGGAATCGGCCTCCGCCTTGGCTAGTCGCCATTCCTCCAGCAATTTCACCTGTTCTTCGGTCACGCCTGTACTCCTTTCGGTGGTGGGTGTACGCCCATTATAAAGCGGTAGTCCTGCCAAGCAACCCGTATTTTGAACCTACGATACGGGGTTGAAAATCCTATCCCCTATCCCCCATAATGGCAGGGTCGTATAAACTACCCATGGAGCATCATTGAAAATGGCCGCTACTCCTGTCAAGGGGTCTCTGCACAGCAGGACCTTGGACCTGTTGAAGCAGAGCGGGGTACCCCTCCCCGAGATATATAAAGAGACCCATCTCCCCTACTACTGGCTGAAGAAGTTCAGCAGTGGTGAGATCCGCGATCCCTCCGTCAACCGTGTGCAGCGCCTGTACGAGTTCCTGGCTGGCCGAAAGCTGGAGGTCTGAGGATGCGGAACAACATTCCAATGGAGCTGCGGGCTCTTCCGCAGTGGGTGGTAGCTTCAGCGGACAAGGTGCCCTTGAGCCCGCGGACTGGCCAACCGGCGTCAGTCACCGACCCGAATACGTGGGCGACCTTCGAAGAAGCGGTCCGGACAGGGATGAAGCACGTCGGCTTCGTGCTGGCGGAGTGGGACCCCTACACCATCATCGATCTGGACAACAAGCCCTCCAAGCCCTGCACCCCGGAGCAGTGGGCCAGGCACCAGAAGATCCTGGAGGCCTTTGACAGCTACACCGAACGCTCGGCGTCTGGCACCGGCTACCATATCATTGTCAAGGGGCGCATCCCAGCCGGGGTCAACCGCGACAATGTGGAGGTCTATAGCACTGCCCGCTATATGATCTGCACCGGCGACGTAGTCCGCAATACTCCGATCGCTGACTACCAGCAATTGCTGGACGTGCTCTACGGGGAGATGAAGCCCGCCGACGTGGTGGAGCTGGACGACGTGGAAGGCATCATGTCGGACGAGGAGGTGGTGGAGATGGCCATGCGGGCCGCCAATGCCGACAAGTTCAACGAGCTGTGCCGAGGCGACTGGCAAGCAATGGGCTATGAGAGCCAGAGCGAGGCCGACTTCGCCCTGCTGTCGATCTTCGCCTACTACACCCGCGACAACGAGCAGGTGCGCCGGCTGTTCCGGATGTCCCCGCTGGGCCAACGCGAGAAGGCCCAGAAGAATGACAAGTACCTGAACTTTGCCCTTGGCAAGATCCGCGCCCAGCAGCCGCCCCTTGTGGACTTCGAAGAGCTCAAGGCCAACCTGGCCCCTGCCACTTCCATCCCGGAGGCCCCTACCCCAGCCCCGGCCTCCTGTATAAAGGACACCGCGCCGGTTGTCCCCGGTGTCAGCCTGCCACCCGGGCTGGTGGGGGAGGTGGCCCAGTATATCTACCAGACCGCCATCCGTCCGGTACCGGAGATTGCCCTCGGGGCCGCCATCGCTATCACCGCCGGGGTGTGCGCCCGCAGCTACAACATCTCTGGCTCGGGACTCAACCAGTATCTGATCCTGCTGGCCAAGACGGGCGCGGGCAAGGAGGGCGCAGTCACCGGTATCGATAATCTGATCGCCGCTATCCGCCCGCAGGTGCCGATGGTGGACCAGTTCATTGGCCCGAGTGCCTTCGCGTCCGGTCAAGCCTTGATCAGGGTCCTGGACGACCGGCCCTGCTTTGTCAGCGTCCTCGGGGAGTTCGGTCTCACCCTGCAGCAGCTGTGCGACCCGCGTGCCAGCAGCCCGCAGATCATGTTGAAGAAGGTGCTCCTCGACCTCTACAGCAAGAGCGGCTGGAACAAGGTGCTGCGGTCCAGCGTCTACAGCGACACGGACAAGAACACCAAGATCGTGCAGGCCCCGAACGTGACCATCCTCGGCGAATCCACCCCGGAGAGCTTCTTCGAAGGGCTGGACAGCATCCACATCGCCGAAGGCCTCATCCCGCGCTTCTCCGTCATCGAATACACCGGCCCCCGGCCCCCGCGGAACCGGAACGCCAACCAGCCCCCGAGCCAGCAACTAGTGGCCAAGTTCTCTGAGCTGGTCGCGGTGAGCCTGACAACGGCGAACAACGGCACCTGCGCCAACGTGCAAATGGAGAGCCCAGCCATCCAGCTCCTGGACGAGTTCGACGCCAAGGCCGACGGGATGATCAATGCAGCGAGCTCAGACGTGGACATGCAGTTGTGGAACCGCGCCCACCTCAAGGCCCTCAAGCTGGCGGCTGTCATCGCAGTGGGTTGCAATCCCCACGCCCCGGTGGTGACCCTTAACATTGCTCGCTGGTCCATCGACTTCGTGGAGCGGGACGTGGCCGTGATGACCACAAGGTTCCAGCGTGGGGAGGTCGGGGTCGGCGACCATCGGCACGAGGTGGACATCCGCAAGGCCGTGGAGAACTACCTGGCCATGTCCGAGTCCCAGCGCCTTCAATACAAGACGCCGAAGTCCCTGCTCAACCAGCCGGTGGTGCCGTTCCACTACCTGCGCCGCAAGCTCCGTCTCCTGTCCGCCTTCAAGAACGACCGCCGAGGCATGGCCCGAGCTTTGGAGGACTCCCTCAAGGATATGGTCAAGGCAGAGATACTCCGGCAGGTGCCGCCACAACAAGCCATGGAGAAGTTCGGGGTCACGACCGAACTCTACGTCAAGGGGCCGACGTGGTGACAGGGGATAGGGTGATTACCCGGGGGAGGGTACCCCCTATCCGGGGGGTACCTCCTTGGTGGCAAAGGCTTACCGCCCGCTGGGGGATAGGGGGATGGGGGGATAGGGGCAAAAATATAAACAAGAGGAGTAGATATATACGCGATTCTTAATCATTAAAGGGTTAAGGGTATATATCCCCCCTATCCCCTATCCCCTTACTATATATATTTCCTTGGTGGCTAAGGCTTGTGGAGGGGATAGGATGGAGGAAATGATTAGGAGTTAGGGGATAAACTACCCGAAACCAGGTTGATATCATTGTTTTCTAGAAGGAGAATGCAAGTGGCAGGCTTGATGAGTCGAAACAAAGGAAAAAGAGGGGAAAGAGAAGTCGTGAAGTTGTTGCAGCCTGTGGTCAACGAGGTCTACCAGTCACTGGGGCTGGAGCCGCCCACCCTCGAGCGCAACCTCATGCAGTCCCATAAGGGCGGCTGCGACCTGGCCGGTCTTGATTGGTTGGCTCTCGAGGTCAAGTACCAGGAGCAGGAGCAGATGACCAGCTGGTGGGACCAGTGCAAGCGACAGGCCAAGCCCGATCGTGAGCCGGTCCTGTTCTACCGGAAGAACAACGCGAAGTGGAAGGTCCGCATGTTCGGGTGCTTGGTCGCCGGGGGCCAGCGCGTCCGCTGCCCTGTGGACATCACCCCCGAGGCGTTCCTGGCCTACATGCGATTGCGGCTTCTAAAGGAGTTGACACCCCTCAGGGGCTGAGCTATATTCTAGTCATGGGTTGGGGGATTGGCCCCCAACGAACCGGAGAAGACGCCATGGCCAAGCTGACCACCATCAAAGCGAACAAGACCTACGCCACCGAAGCCAGCGCCGTCAAGGCCGTTGAGAAGAAGTTCCCGGCGGCCAGCAACGACAACCTGCGCTACTTCATCCAGCGCACTGCGGACGGCCGCTTCTCCCCGATCTTCATCGGACAGGCCGCGGTCCAGGCCGGGGTTCACTTCCACTTCAACGTGGTCGCTTGATCAGAATAGATCTAGCCCGGGTGACTAGCCCGGGCTATAATCTAGTCAATGCAATGGAGGTTGGAATGGCGAGCATCGTAGAGGACATCAAGTTCGCGGAGGAGTCCATCGGGGGCGAGTTCCCGAGCACCGCCTCGATGCTTCGCTATGTTGCGGCGATCAACGCCGAGGCCACCGAGTACAGCCCTGCTAAGAACGAGTGGGTGCGCTGGGGTGGTGACTACTACAGTAAGATTGTCCAGCTGGATGATGGCCGCATCCGCGTGGGCTCCCACTTCTTCGGCCGGAGGAAACAAGCATGAGCAACGACGTCTACCGGGACAATGGCTACAAGGATCGGAAGGACTACCTGTCCTGCCTCGCTGAGGACTACGGGGTCGATCTGTACACCGTGAAGGCGCTGGCCGACCTGCTCGGGCCGAACGAGGACTTCGACGGCCTCGTGTCCCAGCTGGAGGACATGAGCTGATAGATCGGCAGCGCAAGCCACGGATGCCCCGTGTGGTCAAGCGCCCCTACAAGCTGGAGGGTGGCCCGATGCATGGGCACACCCTCTGGCTGACTAGCGGCGGGACCATGACGTTCACCCTGCACGGCCAGACCGGCCGCTACGACACAGAAGGGAGATGGCAACCATGCTCGGTTTCATGATCATCAGGCTACCCCGGTCTGGGACCACGTGGGCGGCAAACTTCTTCTGCACCGAACGGACCCCGTGCTTCCATGATCCGCGCTACACCACCCACTACCAGGACTGGGATACCGAGCTCCCGAAGCGGGCTCAGGAGGGGCCGAGGTGGGGGTCTCCTGCACCGGCATCCGGCGCTGGCCGGATTGGGTCAATGAGCACCCAGCCCGCAAGGTCATCCTCCACCGGGACCTCAACCAGATCGCGGACTCCATGCGTGAGATCAGGTTGCCCGAGATGGACCTGGACGCCGCCGAGAAGCAGCTGACCTCCATCATCGGGTTGCAGGTGCCGCACAGCGACCTGTTCGACGAGGCGAAGGCGTGGGACATCTGGTGGTACCTGACCAAGGACGCCGGGCACTTCCCGACCGCGCGGCACCGCCTGCTTGTGGATATCGAGATGCAGCCGAAGTTCAGTGGCCTGTCGGTCGGCCCCGAGGTGACGCGGCGCCTGCAAGAGGAGATCCAGCGCGCAGCCGGATGGTAAAAGCCGATCCTAGCCAGACGAAAATTGCACCGCTATAATGGTTCCCATTGTGTCCACAATGCTCAGGGGGGTCTCCATCATGGCGGTGTTTTCAAAGAAGTCGCGCGAGCGCCTCGAGACCTGTGATCCTCGCCTAATCCAGGTCATGGAGCTCGCCATCCAGCGCATCGACTTCTCCGTGCGTGAGGGCCACCGTAATCAGGCGGACCAGGATGCCGCGGTAGCCCGCGGGATGAGCAAGACCCCGTGGCCCAAGAGCAAGCACAACCGCTACCCCTCCCACGCGGTTGACATCTACCCCCACCCCTTCGAGAACGGATACTGGAAGCAGCCACAGGTCTGGGCCGACCAAGCCAAGATCGTGTTGGACTGCGCCGCCGAGCTGGGCATCCGGCTCCGCTGGGGCGGCGACTGGAATCAAAACGGGGAGTGGCGCGACGAGCGCTTCTTTGACGGGCCGCATTTTGAACTGCTGGAGGACTAGAGGGTGTGGGAGACGAACGAGGGCCAGAATACGATATCTTTCGTCCTGCTGGCCGCGCTGGCTGGACTACTGGGGCATCTTATGCGAGTAGTCGAACGTGGTGGTAAGGTCAAGTGGCTAGTCGCCGGATTGGAGGCCTGCGCCTCCGGCTTTGTCGGCTACCTGGCGATCATGGTGTGCCAGGCGATGGGCATGTCCTACGAATGGACCGGTGTCGTAGTCGGCCTCCTCGGCTGGCTGGGGGCCGCGGCCAGCGTCAAAATCATCGAGAAGGTGGTCCGCCGCCGTCT